AAAAAAAAAGTCTTGGTGGGCGGGTGGGCCGGCACCCGCCCTGCTGGCTGATGGCTAGCTCCGGCCGCTCGGCCATCAGCCAGAGGCCACCCACCAGCTACCACCGGAAAACGTCGGTGGTGGTGTGGGGGTGGCTATTCGAGTCTCCGACGGGTCCCCGCAGGACCGCCTAACGGCGGTCCTGGGTCGCCTGGCGGAGCTCTTCCAGAACAACGTTCTGGAAGAACTCCACCAGGTTTACCCTCCACTCCTGGGACCCGTTTGCCTCTGCGAACACTGCCCCGCAGTGTTCGCAGAAGCCCTGCGCGCGCGGAGAGTAGAAGCTCTCCGCGCCACATACTGGGCACCTGAAGGCCCAATCCAGGCCTCTGGTGCCCAGTATGTGGAGGCGCCTCACGAGGCGCCTCGCAATGGGCCCCAGGAGCGGAACGGGAATGTGGCTCCCGTCCTCGAACTCAACGAGGGCATAGTAGTCGTCTATGCCCTGGGAGCCGAGAACGAGAGCCGCCCGACCCCTGAGGATGCTAAGCATCCTCAGGAGCCGGGAATCGGAGATTCTACCACCCTGTTTTTCGAGTATGATATCATACTCGTAAGCAGGGTGGGGGAAATCGACATTCATTCTCCATCCACTCCTGGCCTTCGCGCTCGGCGGTGTCCTACACCGCTTCACCGCGCGGAATGTTACACCCCACCCGTCTATGAGACGGGCAGGGGGATTTCTTAACCCCCTGTTGGAAAAAATCAGGGGGTGTCCGAACGGGCCGGTGGTCGCCGTTCGGTACAGATAGCCCCCCACAAGGGCCACCGGTAGAAGGGGGCTATCTGAATCCGCCACTGGTGGGCGGCCTACTGGGCCTCAATCAGGCCCAGCCGCTCAAGTGAGCGGCGGGGCCCAACGAGGCCTTTGGACTCGTAGAAGGCTTCCGCCTCCTCAACGAGCCCGAGTTTTTCGAGCTCGTCGAGGAACATGCGGTTGCCTTCCGAGTCGAGGCCGCTCCACCACCGCTTACTACGGACGTATTGCATGTCCGCGTAAGCGGGGTGGCGGTCTAGTTCCCGCCGAAGCGTGACGTATTGCACAATCAACGTCAACACTTCGGCGAGATTGTCGTCATTCACCCGTAGACCTCCTCGCCCTTCACGCTCTGGCGTGGCGGTGGCGCGTTTTGCGCCCCGTGCCACGCCGTCATTGCGTGGTATGATGCACCCCACCCATCCATGAGACAGGTGGGGGGATTCATGCGCGCGCGGCGGTGTGTCCGCCACCGCCGCGGCGCAAGGTCTGAGTGAAAAAAAATCAGCCCCCTGTCTGAAAAAAAAATCAGGGGGTGGCCCCACGACCGCCGGCGTGCGGTGTGGGGTACTGGGGGGCTGTCGCCAGCCCCCCAGAAATCAGCCCAGGTAGTCTTCTACCTGAAGACTACCTGAGCCGTTTCAGGGCGCGCGGGGAGAATCTCCTCTACGCGCCTTAAGAAGTCTGTCAAGACTTCCAAAGGCACGTAGGGAGAAAAGAGCTCCACCGCCGCGGCCTCAATCTGAGACCGCGAGCGGGGAGCTCCTCCCCGGCGGCGCGAGACCTTGCAGGTGATAATACTATCACCTGCTCTGGCCTCGACCTCGAAATTATCGAGGTCGAGGGCCAGAAACAGGTCCCGCGTCTCGCCCTTTAGCCCATCGAATCGTTTTTTCAACGATTCGTAGGGCTTCAGGGCGAGCCATAGCCCCGCCGCCTGCTTCAGCAGGCGGCGGAGCTTCTTCGCCGCTGGCCCCCGTGCGCGCCCTACGATTTTCTGTGACATTCAATTCACCCCGCAGGACTTGCGGCTCGGTCGCGGCCCTACCGCGACTTCATCACCGCCATTGAAATTACGCCCCCTGTCGCCAGGGGGGTGTTACGGGCAGCGCGCCGCCCGCAGCGGCGCGGTAGCCCGTTTGCCTGTCTGGCGCGGACAGCCAGACAGACAGAGACCGCCACGCGCAGAAACTCGAACCGATTATCGAGTTCTGCGCGTGTCAGTCGCCCAATAACAAGTCTTCATAGCGGGAATTAGTCGAAAAATCATGGTGGCGGGGTTTTTTTAGTGATGGCGATTTCGAAAAAATACGCAATAGAAAATCTTATAGGCCACCACCACCGCCGTCGTTGGATGTTGGTCTTTCATACGCCTGGGTGGGCGTGTCAGATGGCGATGGCGGTGGCGATGGTGGCGACGGCGACGGCGATTAGGGCGAAGGCGTTGGCGAAGTAGTGGCGCAGTTGTCGCGCGCCGTTGCGCGCGCCCCAGCGGGGTGGGCGTCCGAAGGGGGCGACGGAGAGGCGTCCTGGGGCGCGTCGTACGACGAGAAGCATGTGAAGGCGGTAGCGCCATCGTGCGCGCAGTGAGTGTCGGTGTTGCTTGGGCACGTTTTCATAGACGCAGTCGAGGATCAGGTGCGATGCCGCGCCGAGTGATAGGGCTGCGAGCAGGTAGTTGAAGGCGGTGCAGGCGGTGGCTGCGCCACCGCTGGCGCTGCCAACAATCAGCGTGCCGTCGAGGAAGTACCACAGCGTGATGGCGGTGGGGATGATGGCGGAGTGGGTCAGGGCGTGCCTGTGGAAGGCCATGTTGCCCGCCATGAGGTCCCAGTCGGGCAGGGCCGCGCCTGTGGTGGCGCCGAGTATGGCGACCCACAGTGGCAGGTCTGCGCCGACGACGAATGTCATAATGATGTGAAGGGAGAGTGCCGTTGCGATGCCCGCGTAGAAGTGGTGTCTGCCGTTCATATTTCTCATGGCCCGCGCTTCGCGCGCGCCATGAGTGTATATGTCCCACAGGCATATTTATATCATGTGTATGGGTAGTCAGTGTGATGATAATGGCGTCTGGAAGTAGCAGTAAGAGCAGAGGCAAGAGCAGGAAGAAGAAGGCTGGTGCGTCATCGGCGACGACCACCACCACCGCCACCGATGTCGGTGTTTGTTCAGTCGCAGTCGACGGCGGTGCTGGCATGACGGGCGATGCGCGTATCAGGTGTGGCGTGTGCGGGCGTCTCTTCAGGGCGGGCGAGCCGGCGGTGCGTTGTGGTGGTGGTGTATGCGCCACCGCCGACGTGCTGTATCATGTGGGGTGCTTCGGTCAGCATGTGCTTGAAGCACACGCGCCTCGTGGCGTCAGCGTGGTCATTGAGGGCGTGGACCGCGACGCGGGCAGGGTGACGTGGCGGGAGCGCGGCTCCGCTTCGCGGGCGCCCGACAGCGTGGTGCGTCGTGTCATGGAGGCCACGTCGGCAGTCGGTGGTGGTGGTGCCGCCAGTGACAGGGTGCGGGAGCGCGTGCTTGAGGCCACCGGTGGCGGTGCGCCCGCGCCCGAGAGCGTGCAGGCGCCGTTGCGGTCATCGGGCGCGTCGTCATCGCTGAACACGCCCGTGCCGTCATCGCCCGCCGACGCCGTTGCGTCGGTGGCCGACGCGAGGCCGCCGTCGCCCGCCGCCACCGCTAATACCGCCACCACCACCGATGGCGGTCGTGCGGAGCGTGCGAAGAGGGTGAAGCGTCGTGCGCGTGGTCTCCGGTAGGCCGTCATGCAGATGTGTATAAATAGCGAACTACAGTAGATAGTGCTGTGGCGGCAGGAAAAGGTAACACGCCAATGCCGTCACGGAGATGAACAGGACATGACAATACCGATAAACAGAAAGGGAAGAGGCCTTCGCAAGACGGCCTCGAAGAGTGTTGCGAGCGCCAGTGGGCTGACGACCAGTGGCGTCACGTTGCTGTCGGGCAGCGCCGACAAGGTGCTGATAGCCCACAGGATTTACTTCCAGTACCCCACCGATGTCACCAATTGGGACATGGACATCAAGATTGACTGCATCGAGACCGGTGGCACGGCTTACGACCTGGCGACGATTGACGACAGCGGTGCCAACGGTCCCACCGACCTACGCGCGGTGTTCGACTACGACGTGCCGAACCCGCCGAGCGGGTACGTCTACGGCTACATCGAGTTGAGCAACGTGGCGCTTGCCAACGGCGACAGCATCAAGCTGGTCGGCAACGACAGCTCTGCTGGCAACAACTACACCAGTACTGGTGGCACGGCCATGCAGGCCACAGTGGTGTACGAGGAACTCGACAGCAAGGTGTACTGGTCCAACATCTGATAGTGGTGTTGCGGCCCATTGCGGGTGGAGTGATGAAGGTGACGTTGTCGGACACGGTGGTGGCGCCACAGCAACAGGTCATTGACGGTATCGGTCATCATCGTCGTGTTGGCGCCACGCTGGTGTCTGGCGCGTTGCCCGACAGGCCCGTGATAGTGATTGGTGGGGCGTCGGTCATAGCGCGGTACGCGCGTGACCTGAGCAGAGCGGTCGAGCGCTACAACAGGGTGCTGGAGCGTCTGTCAAGCCCGTACTTCATCAGGCCGGTGCATTACAGCAACGGCCATGTCTATCACGGGCGCTACTTCTACCGCTGGGTCTGGAACGAAGAAAAGGGCCGTCTTGAAACGCGTTATGTTGGTCGTCACGTGCCCGACGACGACGCCGTGCCCGATGGTGGCTTCCCACCACCACCGACGGACGTGCTTGACGGCTTCGAATACATGATGGTGGGGAACGACATCATAACGAGCGAAGACATGTACGAGCGGTACCACGAGTTCTTCGCTGACAGTGGCGTGCTGGTACTGAGGATTGACAAGAGATGATTGAGATGGCGTCGGGGTCGGATAATGATGATGGTAATGATGGCAATGGCGCCACCGACGGCGTGATAGTCGAGGTCGGGCGTGTTGGCGACGACGGCTATCATCTTCGTGCTGGTGGTAGGAACGCCGTTGACAGGTTGCGCGAAGTCGCGCGTTCGGTGCGTGGCCCGCTGTCATACAGGGCGCTCGTCGAAGACATCGGTCTGGGGCCGTTCATGGAAGCGGGGAAGGCCATTGTGGGCGCGCCTGGTCGTAGCGACAGGGTGCGCGGGGTGCCCCACGAATACGACTTCGACCTGTACACGGGCCTGTACAAGTCTGAGAGCCTCGTCTTCAGGGGCATCAATATCACCGCCGACCACGTGATGTACCCTGGCTTCATCATCGAAGGCGGTAGCGACGAAGACCGCGAGTTGATAGAAGAATGGTCGCGGTACGTGGGCCTCGACGTGCTTCTCCACGACGCCGTGAAGGCGTTACTGATATGGGGCAACGCGTACTTCGAGGTCGTGAAGGACGACACTGTGATTGGTGGCATCATCCTGAAGCCAGTGCCACCATCGACGATGTTCGTCTATCGCACCGAGACGGGTAGTGTGATTGGCTATATCCAGATACCGAAGAACCGTCGCTTCTGGCGCGACAGGGCCAGCCAGTACATCAGGCCGAAGCTGACGCGTCTGCCAAAGGTCGGCAGCATGGGCGACCTTGACACGGAGCGCAAGCGTGGCTGGAAGGGCCAGGTGCGTGAGGCCTATCCCGACGCGATTCCCTTCGACGCCGACGAGATTATCCACATCAAGCACAACGCGCTCCCTGGGGCCGAATACGGCCTGTCGACGATAGAGCCGATGTTGATGTCGCTGACCATCTATCAGGGCATGAGGGTGGATATCGGCGTCATCAGCCGTCGTTACGCCGCGCCGAAGACGTTGTGGCTTATTGGCGATGAGAACATGCCCGCCACCGACGAGATGATGGACAGCTTCAAGTACTACATGGACGCGCAGAACATCGGCGACGACGTTGTAGTGCCGTCGTGGATTAAGTTCGAAGTCCTTGGCGCGGGCCAGATGACGATGGACCTTGCGCCGTACCTTGCGCTTCTGCGCGACGACGTATTCGCGGGCCTGTCGGTGCCCGAGATACTGATGGGCGGGACTATCAAGGGCACGCTCGCGTCGGCCAAGATTCAGCTTGAGAGTTTCAGCCGGCGCATTGTGATGATTCAGCGTCTTCTCGTGAACGTCTGCGAGCGGGAGATATTCCCGCGCGTGCTCGGCATGGAATACCCGCTGTCCGCCGAAGACTGGCGTCGCGTGCCACGCATGGTCTTCAGGCCCATTGAGACCGAAGAGCAGCGCTATATCAGGGTGATGAACGAATACAGCACTGGCATGATATCCCGCGAAGAGGCCCGCCGTCAACTGCGGTACCCGTCCGAAGTGGACGGCCATATGTCGATTGATGACCAGATTCGCCTTCAGACCGACGTTATGAAGGCACAGGTCGAGCTGGGGCTCGTCGGTGGCGGCGGCGGAACGTCGAAGGACGATGGTGGTGACACCCGTCAGCCCGACCCAACCCGTGCTGGTTCGCGCGGGCCAAGGGTGCAGACTGGTGGTGGTGGCGATGACAAAAAGAAGGCCGAAAAGCCAATAACACCAAAGGACCAGGGGGGTAATGTTGGTCAATGAACGTAGTGGGGCCAAGAGAATTCATACACACCGTCCTATCAGAAAATGATGGTGAAGTCAGTGTGTCTGAAATACGCGGGTTGGCAATATCAGGTGAATATCATATTGCTGGTACATTTCTTCCAATCACCGCTGATGGAATGTTGTCATTTCAATGTATTGAAGAAGTCATTCAAGATATGTGTCTTCGTGGCGAAGCGGTTATCAATGACGGTGTATTATCATTAATTGGTGGTGATTAATATTTCATCGCGTTATCGTCAGGCTCGTAGGAATTCCCGCCGTAATGGTGGATTGTATAACACGTCTTCTGGTCGTCGCAGTCGTGTCAGGCGTCGTCGCGACAGGCTGACTACTCGCGACCTGAAGTTGGGTCATGCCGTCAGCGATAAGTTTGGTAATATAATGAGCGCCAGTATAGCACGGCAGTTACGCGCGCAGCGGGCGAAGCATCGTAAGAAATAGCGGGCGTGGCCGAGAGGCGAAGGCGTCAGGCTTAAGACCTGATGACGTAGGTCATAACATCGTGGGTTCGATTCCCACCGTCCGCACCATAGTTGTTTTTGCAAAATCGTGTAAAATATATGTTTTAACAAAAAATTTGTAATAGTTTTAATATACTAAATCTTTGAAGATAATGTAGCGGTCATACGGCCACTAATAATGACGAGAGTATCACCCAATGCCAGCCAAGCTCGATAGGTGCGTTGAAGAAGTAAAGGCCCAGTTGAAGAAGGACCACCCCGACTGGGACGACGACAAGATTGAGCAGACTGCATGGGCGATATGTGTCAAGAGCACTGGCATCAGTCCACGTCCACGTGAAGGGGATGATTCATTGTCAATGGAAGAAGTGAACTGCCATCAGGCTGCTGGTGGCAAGAAGTCAAGCTACGCGCTGACGAAGGGCGACAACGTCAGTGATTGGGCCCTACCGTACAAGAATGCGGATGGTTCAATCAACCCGACGTGTCTGCGGAATGCCCTTGCCAGGTGGAATCAGGTGAAGGGTTACAGCGATGCTGAGAAGCGCGCCGCGTTGAAGAAACTGATTCGCGCAGCCGATAAGGTGGGAATCAGTGTCAGCGACAAGCTCCGCAAGTTGGCGGGGCTGTCATCTGAGATGTCCGCGCCAGAAATGGTGTGGTCGTCACAGATAGTGGTACATGAGAGCTTTGAGTCTGCGGTGAACGCGCTCAGGCGTCCAGGTCTGAAGGCGCTGTACGGCCTTGAAGAGGCCAAGCTTGATGAAGCCGCCGCGTCAGTAGTCGACGGCGTTGCGTCTAATGACACACACTTCTACATTGTCGGTGACGCCATCCACGCCACCACCACCGCCAATCTTCACACGTACCTCGCTGAAGAGTTGGAGTTGGCGGCGGAGACGCTTGCGGGGAAGCCCGTGATGGTGGACCACGCGCGTGGTAGCATGGACAATGCTGGTAAGGTGTTGGTGGCCGCGTGGGAGAGCAGAGCGGGTGGCGACGGCGCGATAACGTACGTGGCGCGCATCAGGAAGAGCCATCCTGTGGCTGAGGCCGTTGCGGTGGGCGACATCGACACGGTCAGTATCGGGGCCACAGCGGAGAAGGTGGAATGTTCCATCTGTGGCGAAGACATGCGTACGTGCCCGCACCACATAGGGCGCGTGTACGAGGTTGACGGCAGGGAGATGGTCGCTACTGCGATAGGTCGCGGTCTGACCTTCAGGGAGCTGTCGATAACGCCGTTCCCCGCGGACGCGCGTGCGAGCGCGCGTGTTGCTCACAAGTCGATGTTTTCAGCGCTTGAAGCGCTGGTGGAGAGTTGTGAGTACAAGCCGGACATTGACGACGAAATGATTGAACACGTAAAGACACAAAAGGAGACAAGAAATATGTCTGAGGACGACAGGGAGTTGGCACTTGCGCGGCAGCTGCGAGAGTTGCAGGCGCAGATAGAGCAACTCCAGAAGGAAAAGGAAGCCGCCGATCAGGAGATTGAGCGCTTCCGTGAAAAGGAAAAGGCAGGCCTCGTTGATCGGGTCTTTGAGTTGGAGGTGCTTGCCAACTTGAAGGAGTCCAAAGACGAGGCTGTTAGGAAGACCGAGCTCAGTGCGTTGACGGTTGACGCGCTGAATGCGAGGCTGGACACCCTTCGTAGCGTGGTTGCTACGATGGAAAAGATTGCCCCGAAGGGCAAGGCAGTGGTTGTCGACACACCGCCGCCAGCGGATGCCGAAGAGAAGGCCGACAAGCGCGACCCGCTCCTGTACACCAGGGAAGAGATAAAGGCGGGTCTGCGTCAGGCGCTCGGTGGTATGCGCACGAGCGAGAGTGCGCGGATGGCCGTTCGGCGCTGGAACCTTGACCCGTCAAACCCGCACTCCAGTGCGTACAGGGCAATCGTGGCCAGGAACATAGCAAAGATTAGAGGAGGCGGTGAATAATGTCCACAGGAGACGTAATGACGGGCAACCACATGACGCTGTTGTTCGACGATTCGACCATTTCTGAGGCCCGTATGCATTCGTACATGTCATACACTGGCACGGCGTATACGTGTGAAGTCGGCGACGTTGACAACTGGTCGACTGACAGCCTGATGTTCGCTGGCATCTCTCTCACGCGGTACCCGTACAAGTCGTATGCGGAATTGCTTCAGAGCCCGTACACTGCCACCAACATCACCGTTGGGTACGACGCGCAGGAAGGCGACAAGCGAATCACCGTTGTGAACCACAGCGTTGTGCTGGCGCTCGCGGGTGAAGACATCACTGCTGGTCAGGGTGTCATGCTCAGCGACGTGGCCAACCACAGCTCTACCGTCACCCACGACGGCATGTTGAGTCCCAACGACGGTTCAACCGCTGGTGAGATGTACGCCACCATTGGGATAGCAATCACCAATGCTGACGTGCCAGGAGTGCATTCATCGCATTCGTTCGATGAGAACGACTTGGATGAGACAAACCATCCAAGCTTCGAAGTCCTACTATGGAGGTAGATAAAAATGGCGATACCAAAACACCAAAGACAACTGCTTGAGGCAATTGACAGGTACGACCTGTTCGACGAAGAGATTCGTCTGAATCAGCCTCTTGAGGAATTCAGCCTGTTCAATCCCACGCTGGAAGAGATAAATGCCTCCATCAGGCGGGACACACAGAAGCTGCTCATTCCAGAGGTCATCAATGAGAACATCCTGACGGTGGCCGAAGAAAACCGTGTTGCGCGGACGCTGTGTCAACAGATGACCATCGACACGGACTCGATAACGTGGCTCAAGGAGCGAGGTTTCGAGGCCGTGCAGGTCGAAGAAGGCTCCGAGATTCCAGCTAGGCAGGGCACCTACGAGAAGTTCACTCTCGTGATGCAGAAGATTGCCGTTCGTCCACACATCACCAATGAGATGATTGAGGACTCCCGCTGGGACATCGTGCGCAGGAACCTTGACATGGCCACGCTGGCAATGGCACGTCTTGAAGACCGAATCACCATGAACGCCATGATAAAGGGCGTTCCGAACGGTCAGGCAATGTCCAACGGAATCGGTGGAATCGGCGAGAACGTGTCGAACCACTACATCCAGATGGGCGACCTGGAGACGGGCAACCCGCTGACATGGAAGGCCATTGCGCTCGGTATTGCACTGCTCAGGCTTGAGCATTACACGCCTGACACTCTACTCATCCACCCGTACCAGATGGTCGACCTTCTGACAGGAGAAGGCGACTTCATTGGTGCCAACGAGCGCGCCTATCTGACACTGCCTGAAAGAATCAGGAACAGTATGCAGAACGGCGTTGTTGGTAGCATTGGTGGTATGCAAGTGGTCGTGTCGGCCAACATGACGCCTGGCTACGCGCTCATGTTCGACTCGAAGCAGTACGCAGTGTTCGTCGAGCGACGCCCGCTGACCATTGACAACTACGACGACGTTCTCAGGGACGCTCAGGGTATTGTCCTGACTCAGCGATTCGCGGCAGCAGCAATCAATCGTGACGCAGGCGTGCTTCTCTACGGCGGTAAGGAAGACCTGTTCACGTGATTGGCTGACGGTATGACAAGCACAGGTGGCTGAAGCAATCGGCCACCTGCCACCTACTTTTTTTCTTAAGGAAGGTTTAAATCTAAAGCAACTATAATAGTGACTGGTCGATGTCCTATGAGTAGCACTTCAGCCGCCGAAATAAAGCTCGTGCGTGATAAGCTTGGTGACGCTGGCAACCTGATAGCAGAAACGGTAGTTGACGAAGAAGCCATATCCAGTGATTCCACCACCGTCTTTACCATGTATCAGATGATATATAATGTAAGCGGTGTGTGGCTTGCTAGCGACACAGGTCACACAGGCACTAATTATTATGGTAATGACGGCACGTTCGACTCACACACTGGTAAGATAACACTTGACACGGCACTGCCGAGTGATAACGAAGAAGTCTTAATAACCTATACGTACTTCAAGGGAATACCTGACGATGTCATCACGCAGTTCTTGACTGAAGGCAAGATGTACGTCAAGAAGTACACTCGTAAGGACTATGACTGGTCGCTTGCATGGGCCGCCGACCCCGACGAAGAGACGCAGATTGCGTTGTGGGCGGCAGCATCGATTGCCGCAAAGCGTTGTCTTGAAGCGCTAGCGTCAGGCGATATATTACAGATGGGTTTTAACTTCAGGCTCGGCGATCTTGAAGTGGAAAATATGGTGCGTGGCGGTGGTTTTCATGTTCAGGCGCATATTGATATGTTGGTTGACGATATAAACGACAAGCTGGCGTTACTCGGTAGGGGTATGTATTTTGTGGCCCGCAGCACACGACAGTATGGACGCGACTACTGGGGCTATCGTAGACTTAGGACATCCCTATCAAAGCGTGGTAGAAGCAGAAGGAGTGACATCTACTAATGGCAATGTTTTCATTATATGCGCTTCAATACAAGAACCTACCAAGGATAAACGACATCCAGTTCAGGAATATCCTGAACCAGTACGGTTTCTACGTGACACTGAGGAAGCGCACCCCGATAGTAGACAATCCAACGGTGTGCCCGTGTGTCGCCAATGATGACGTGTTCCATCAGATAGACCCCGACTGCCCGCTCTGTGGCGGCACTGGTATCATCGGCGGGGAATCGTTCAGGGACTATCGTATAAAGATGATATTACAGCCACGAAAGAGTATGGGAATGTATGGTTCTGAAGGCACGTATACTTATGCAAGTAAGATGGAACGCGTCCAACATATCTGCTACGTTGCTGGTGACGTTCCTGTTGACATCGGCGACTTCATAATTGACACTTACAAGACCAGTCATGGCGAACGTACCATTGAATATGAAGTCTTCGATAAGGAAATTTGGTGGATTGGCCAGGGCCCGAACCGCAAGCGCACCGCTGTCTATCAGATGGTGCAGCTCAGAAAGACTGAGTACCCGAAGACGATAGCAGAGGTGGAGAATTACTGAAATGACCGCCACCACCACCCGCGTCATATTGAAGCGCCTGCCGCATGACGTTACGCCGTTGCCAGCGGTGGACGATGATGCGGTGTCTGGTGGGGACGATGATGATGGCGTCGTTGAGGTCAGGTGCGTGTGCGTGGACCCCGTGTTCGGCATGGCCGACCCGCAGTGTCCTGTGTGCGGTGGTCGTGGCGTCGTGAAGGCGTCTGTGGCGCCAGCACCCGCGCCTGTGGCGGAACGCCCGACAGATGGTCGGACGGCGGAAGGTGGTGGTGTCAAGCGGGTGTGGGTCTCCAGCGCGGAAATAGTGGTTGACAGTGCCAGCGCCATCTATGATGATGAAGAAGAAATTGTGATAAGCGACGTTCACGCGTTCTTCAGTCCTGATGAAGATGTTGAAGTCGGCGACATAGTCATCCCAGAAGGTTCTCGGGTGTCATATATTGTCACGTCAGTCACCACCGTGCGCGATGCCAACAACGTCATAACAAAGGACTGCGCTCTTGAAACCATATCTAATAATAGTACATAAAATGGCTATTGAAATAGATAATGCGAGGTTGATATAATTGAGTAGGGTCGAATACATCACGGTCGACGGCTTTACACAGACGTTAGAGGCCACCACCACCAGCGCTTCCAATGTTCTTGGTGGCCGTCTGATAGAGTTGCGGTACCCGCCTGGTTCTGTAACGGGCGTGTACAACAACTCTGGTGGTACTGGCACCAACTTCTGGACGGTGTATCCCGACGACCACCCAAAGGCCAAGCAAAGACAGGTCAACCCGCTCAAGCGGACTATAGTATTGCCACCCGACAGCGGTCTCGGGGCTTCAACGGCGTGTTGGGTGACGTACAAGGTCAATGGCCAGTTGATGCCAGTGAAGGGTGGCTTCGGTGCCAGCGGTTTTGCAGGGCCATCGCTATTCATGTCCAAGGGCGTTGAACACACCTTCACTGGGGAGATGACTGCCATTGATACTGGTACCCCCGAAGAGGCCAAGCTGGAGCCAGCCATTGGTGGTCTCGCAGTCCGCTCGGTACGCGTTATAACTGATGGCACCGATGTGGATGTCTACGTGTATAAGGCGTCTACTGCAAGCTACACTAATCTCATATACGCGAAGATGAGCGTCAATAAATTTGCAGTCGATGATACGCTGTGGATGATTCCAATCGATAATACGTCGGTGTGGGTCGGATATGTAGACAATAATGCCGATGCCACGCCAGCAAAGACGCGTATTGAGATAAGGGGTGCGTCATTGGTGTGATGATGGTGGTGCACTACGGTGGTGCGTGGTATTGAGCGTTGGTATAACGGTCACAATGAACGGAAGCGAAGACGCAAAAAGCGTGTCGGAAGAAATACTATCGAAAATAGAAACCGTCGCCACAGAGGCGTTAAGGAACGCTGGCGCTTTTCATATTGACACAGCCATAAATAACATAAAGACGGCGTATACCGAAAAGGACTATCCACTTGTGTCGCTAATATACGCGCGATGGGTAGTGCGAAATATATTATACCCTGGCGTTGATATGTCTTCAGATGAAAACGAGAAGCTCGCCAAGCAGTTCCGCGCGTCGCACACATCAATGATACTAACGGGCGATTTGTTAAATAATCTACACACTGGCGACGTTGTAATGGATGACAATACCATCACCATCGACCTTCGTTCCGACTCTACTCATTCGTTAGACCTTGAGACTGGTTTTTTGTTTGGCCAGTATAGGATGAATCGTCGGCGACGCTTCTTCACGGGCCACTTGTTTAACACCATTGATAAGATGCGTGATGACTTCATGGATGGTATAAGGAGGATGTCAGAAGTTGGCTAGGGTGGGTCTTGCTGAGAGTTCTTATTCTAGAAAGGGCGCTGTGGCATTATTTGATCATATACTTGGTATATTAATAGAAGAAGCGCCCACCGTCAGTGTGGTGTACGGCACCCGCGTGTCACAGGTGTCACCATTCTATTCCGCGTCTTTTCCAAAAGACTATAACACCATTCCATCAGTGACAATGAGTATTGTATCCAGTGTTCAGAAGGAAGTCGGTATTGGTCAGGTGGCTGATGGCCCTACTTATGGCGACGCATTGGGGGTTCATAATGTAACCACCATAGAGATTGAAATTTGGGCGCGTAATAGACTGGAGCTAGAAGCAGTATATGATGTTGTCGTAAGGACTATAAGAAAGAACCGCCGCACATTATATGACAGGGGAATAATTGACATCAAGATGTTCAGGGTGCATGATTTTGCCTTTGACCCGAACGCACCAAGGATATGGTGGGGCGCGTCACAGGTTCCTGGTGAAATATGGATAAAGAATATCGAGTTTGTGGTCGAATGGCTTGATGTATGGAATCCCAACGTTGAAGACGGCGTTGGAGAAATAAAGAAGATTGAAGTCTATGCGGAACAGGATGATTCCACACAGTCATTCACAATGGGTCTTGAAATACTGGGTCTACTGGACTCAATGTATTTAACTAGGTTTGTTGGTAGTCGTATAGACGTATTAGCGAGGTATCAGAAATGGTCAC